TCTTCGGCAATAGATTTAATTAATGTATAGGAATTAATATTGGCGCCACCTTTAAATCTTGAAGATGCGCAAATATTTAGATAGTCAATAATAATGATATCTGGCTTGAACTGTTTTTTTAGTTGCAGTTCATTTAACAATGCTTTAAAATGTCCTGTATGTGCGCCTGCCGTAGGATATTCTTTAATGATCAATTTGCCTTGTGTTCGATCTTTAATCTTTTCAATACGATTATCAAATATAGCCTTGGGCAGATCTTTAAGCTGATCCATAGTAATGTTCATTAAATTAGCATCAATACGTTCTGCAATACGTTCCTCTGCCATCTCTAAAGTGATATACAAAACATTCTTATTCTGTGCAAGAACAGATGCAGCAACGTGACACATAAACAAAGACTTGCCAACACCTGTGCCGGCAAGGCAAACATTCAATGTCTTATTAGGCATTCCACCATTAGTAATCTTGTTAAAATAATCTAAGTCGAAAGGTATACGAGATTCTACTCTATGATAAAATTCATACCGCTGATCTGAGCTATCAATATAATCATGCCCAACATTGTTGTCGAAGCACACTCCTAGTGCTTCTTGTAATAGCTGTGGAATTCCGTCTTCTGTTCTAGCGCTGTCTCGGCCATCTATGATTGCAATAGATGATAGAATAGCATTATAGATTGCTTTGTCTTTACAGAATTTTTCAGTCTCTTTATACAGCCAGTCTTTATTGTGGTCTGTAGGATCTAGTTGCAGTATTGCCTCTGCAACGTCTTTATACTGTTCTTCGTTTAATGTCTTATCATTTTGAACAGCAATAACCAAAGCATCCTTACTTGGTATTGCATTATACTGATCTATGAAACCTTTTATCTTATCATAAATTATCTTGTCACTATTATCTAAAAAATAATCCCGCTTTAAGAACGGGATTACCTTCCTCATATACTCATCGTCATTCGCCAGATTCTGGAGAATCACTGTTTCGATTTTCATGGTATGTAATAGCCTTTTCTAAAATATCTACAATTATTTTCTGTAGTACGGATTCAAATTCCGCACATTCAATCTCTTCTTTTGTCTTGCCATCTGGTACTTGAAATACCGTGTAATCAAGTACCAGTTGATCCGACAAATCTTTCATATCAAAGTCATTAAATGCTAATGCTACATCCTTAAACTCTCCCTCAAGGATTTTTACTCCCCAAAGTTGTTTTTCTTTATCTTGAATGGCCCAAGGCTCATACTTCACTAGCATGCTCAAACTCCTCACTTATATCTATATTTGCCATTTCTACGCCAACCATGTCAATCGATGCCATTTTATAGCGACCTTCAATATAGTCACGGAATGCCTTTGATTGTAAAACGGGCATCCAGAACTCTTTTGTGTATGTGTCTTTGATACGATACTTCTTATCTTCGACTTCGCCTGTTTTCATATCTACTTTTGAGTACCAACCATTAGATGGCTTAACAACGAACTTGCCGTCAATTGCTACATCCAATAGACCAGACCAAGTACTAATACCACCTTCGAATGTTACCTCAACAGGGATCTTAGATTTTTCTCGTACGAATCTAGATTTTTCTACATTTACAATAAAGTTATATCCTACAACATCTGTGCCTTCTTTTTCTTGTTGGCGACCAATAATAAAGATATTATCTGCAGAATAATAAATGCCAGTTCCGCCAGATACAATCTGCTTAGGGAACAAACCAATTTCTTGATACGTATGGTTAACAACAACCATAGGAATATCTTTGATAGTCAAATGCGGTGTAACCATTCTAAACAATGACTTCATCTGTTTAGCACGAGTCATATCTGCAACAGACTTGCCTTCAAGTGCATCATCCACTTCTTTCTTAGATGCAAGATTGCCTACAGAGTCAATACAAATAAGAACATGATCGCCACGCTCAATATTATTAATTTGACTCATGATATCAAACTTTAATTGTTCAATATCAGTTATAGGGGTATGTAATACCCTGTTCGTATCAATCCCAAAACTATCGAAGTAAGACTGAGGGCTACCAAACTCAGAATCATAAAACAATAAAATAGCATCTTCATATTTTTCAAGGTAAGCTTTCGCAAGTAGTAAAGAAAAGGCTGTCTTGAAATGTTTAGATGGCCCAGCAAAAACTGTTAAGCCAGGTGTTAGTCCACCTTCTAAACTTCCCGACAGCGCAACGTTAATCATTGGAACAGAAGTTTGTATCATGTCTTTCTTTTGAAAGAACTTAGATTTATTTAAAACTTCTGTTTCTTTGATTGTAGAATTCTTTTTCAATTTTTCAAGTAATGACATAGTGTCTCCTTATGTATATAGTATATTATAATGTATAACGTTGTATTTGTCTATTAAAAAGATCAATCTGCAGCAAATGCATTTGTTCTTGCAATACAACCTAGCGCATTTTTTGGTTCTAATGTGTATGCTACATACGCAGGGATCTTTGCAGGTGCATCATACGCAACAAAGTACCCTTGTCGACAAATAGGTGTATATTTCTTTGAACTATCTGCGAAACCAAATGGACTATGTATTTTACATTGTTCTGGTGGCAAAGGTGGGCGCTGTTCCCATGCTTGAGATCCTGTAGCAAGCAATGCTACAAATAATGTTACTAATAATTTTTTCATCCGAATAATCTTTCTAATGTTGCTTGAGGTTTAGCAGACCATCCGATTCCATCTAAAATTGTATTCATTGGTTCCAAGAATGACTTCTCGAACATAGTATCGTAGTCAGCAAATCTTGCCAAATTCAATTCTGGAGGTATAACGGTGTTGAATGCTATACAATTTTCACCGATAGTATTAGGTTCTTTCAAATATAGAAACTTAATCTTATCGCCTTCTTTAATCTTTTCATACTTCATACCTAACCCATTTTGTTCGATATGAAAGTTATATAATAGAGCTCCTCTGACATGCATCGGAGTAGCCTGTTTATATATGGCGGCTCTATCTGTATATTTATCCAATCCGTTAACACCTCTGGGAAATGATATTAGTTCGGGTTTCATCTTTCTATACTCTGCCTCAAATTCTCGAATATATGTTTGCAGGGTTTGTTCATCAGATGTTAGTGCTAGTTTAACTGCTTTTCGCAAACCGTCTCTAATAGGTTCAGGTGTAGAGGATCTGACAATTTCCAATCCCATTACCTTTAACTTAGGTTCTGCATATTTGACACCCTCGTTATTATATACATTTAAAGCATATCGTTTCTTTGCTACCCATACACCTGTTTCGGCGATTGCCTCTCGCTTGAAAGAAATCTTGTTATCAAATGCATTAGTATATGATGCCATTTCTTCTGATACTTTATTTAGTACCTCTTGAATTTTGCTCTCGCAAATCTCATCAAGAATGTCTACAACCTTTTCGGGTGCTTTGCCTTTATAGAATTTTTCTACAAGTGGCGCAAAGGTAACATAGCAAGAATCTGTGTCAGAATAAAAAGAATATTCATAGTTCTTTGTTCCGCATACTTTATTTAAATATGCGTTCAAAGCAAAACCAACTTTCTGAATAATATACTGACCTGTAAGTGTGATGCCTTCTGCAACTCGGTCATCATAAAATCTAAAGAATTCATTTGCCATGGCACCGAATAATGAATTCATCTGAATCTTACGAGCCATCTGAAAATTATTATATTTAGAGATTTCTTTTTGCCATGCTTTGTCTTTTGTTTCTTCATATTTGGTTTGTGCAACCAACATCAACTTTTTATATTTCTTTCGATCATCGAATAGTTTTTGAACGATCTCAGGAAATATACCTTGTTTGTCATTGGTATAACAAACACCATTTGCAGACATACAAATATTCTTATTTGCCAAATCGCTAGTGTCAATCTTACTTTCGAGTAATTCCGATACCTTGATGTCTAAATAATTTCTCTCCTGTGCCATTGTTTCCGGAGACATATTATATTGCATAATGATCGAAGGATATAGACTTGTTGCATCAAAAGAAACAACCCAATCATACTTACCTGGTCTAGGTGTTTGTACATAAGCTCCAGCAATTTGCCTACCTTGTTTGTGCTCATTCTGGTGAACCATAATATTCTTTTTCAAGAGTTGGTTATATAGAATACAATCCCAGGTTCGTACTGCAGAGAAGATGT